ATGAGTTCTTTAAGTGGCCCTATTCCTATATCTCCTTGTCCTAGCCGTTCGAGCAGTAGCTTCGACGGTGCCCTGCATGCGTTGCTAATAGCCTTTGTTGGCTTGTTATTGCTCATAGGGAGTTGCTGGGCTGCATTTAGTTTGTTCGGCCGGGAGTTGCTTGCCATCAGGGCCAGACAGCCCGTAAGGACGCTGTCGCAGGAAGAAGCCCAGTTGCCAAGGCCCGCTCCGTCCGCTCCTCTCGAGCCTGTTCGTCGAGATGGTTTACGAGCGCAAGCGGAAAGATCCCCGGCGTTCTGATGAGTCCGCTGGCTCTGCCCGCAAGAGGCCTAGGGCCCCTGCTGGACGTTCAATGGTTTCGGCCGTTAGACGGCCGGCTCTTCAGATTCGGGAGTACCCCTGGCAGACCTTGACGCAGTTGCCTATTAAGATCACCGATGGTGTCATTTTCATGGTGAATACCATAGACCCGGGTACCGGGGATGATCAGAGGTCGAAGCACCAGACGATGCTGTACAAGATGAGCTTCAATTGCGTTCTCTGGCCGGACGAGACTACGGCGTTGATTGTTGCCCCTTTCAGGGTTAACTTCTGGTTGGTGTATGATGCTGCGCCGCAGGGGAAACTGCCGGCTCTGTCCGACATCTTCAGCGTGCCCTATACCAAGTGGGGTAATACCTGGAATGTTAGCCGCACTAATGTGCATAGGTTCGTGGTGAAGCGCAAGTGGCATGTGGATTACAACAGTTCTGGTACAGCCGTTGGGAAGAAACAGTCTCCGGGGTCGGAGGATTTCCCCGTGAAGAACGTGGTCGAGTGCAACAAGTTCTTCGAGAAGCTGCGTGTTAAGACCGAGTGGCTTAACACCACCGATGGTACTATCGGGTCTGTTAAAAAGGGTGCTTTGTATTTGGTTGCAAATACCCGTCAGATGCCTGCTGGTGACGCAGTCACCACAACCTGTACTACTTACATGCAAGGTTCTACCCGATTGTACTTCAAGTCGCTGGGTTACCAGTGATAATAAAAAAGTTGTTGTTCAAACCTTGACTTTATTCAATTGAAAATTGATACATGGTGCGCAGTCCGCGCAACGAAAAAAACACACTTAGGTTTGTGTGTCGCGAGGGGGAACCCGGAGCACGCACCCAAACCGTTACAAACATAAAACACACCCAAACTACATTTATTAAACATCCTGGCCGGCTGCTTCTGCCTTGTAGAACTTCGTTCCCTCGTACATGTAATGTACGTGTGAGTTGGCGTGGAGGTACTCCGCCTGAGCAGGCTTCATCTCTCCGAGCCAGTCTTCGTCGTCATTTGTTAAAATGATGGAGGGAATCCCGCCCTTGATTTTCTTCTTCTTGCCGTATTTTGGGTTTACTATGTAGTCGCGTTGGGCACCTACGAGTGCCTTCCACTGTGGACAGTACTTGAAAGGGACGTCGTCGATGACGTTGTACTCCGCTTGAGGGTCGTAGTGTGTGAAGTCTAAGACGGAGTTGTAGTAGTTATGGCGACCTAGGCTTCTAGCCCAAGTCGTCTTTCCAGTACGGGTTGGTCCACAGATGTAGATGCTACGTGGCCTGCCTCCTGGTGCTCCATGCTGATATCCTGCATTTGTTGCAGGTCATCGGCTGCTTGGGAAATTGATGTGCCAGGATGTATTAACGTGTAACTATACGGGGTTACCTGGAACCATTCCGAATTTATGATTTCGGTGATGTCTTCTGGGCACAGAAGTTGGTCTACAGGGAACGGGGAGGTGTACTCTACAGGAGGTTCTGGGAACAGGCTGCTTGCCGAGTACTCGAATTGCATTAGTCTGGTTGCCCAGTCAAATGGAAATTCTTTCCTCACCATTGAGAGGTACTCTTGCTTAGAAGTGGATGACTCTATTATGGCACGCATTCGCTGGTCACGTCCCTCTTGGGCAGTTTTCTTTTTCTTGGGAAGTGTTGGCTTCCCGAAGATGTATTCCTCCCCGTTTTGCTTGGTGATGTACCCTAGCACTTTGGAAGCATCTCTTGCTGGTTGGATGTTGGGATGGAATTTGGTTCCGTGAAGGAACTGGTCGAAGAAGGTTTGTCTACGGGTGAAGAGTTTTTTCTCTAGTTGCACTAGTGCATGGAGATGCGGAAAACCATCCTTGTGCAGTTCTTGGGTTACATGGATGTATTTTGGCTTGTTCTGGATCAGTAGTTGCAACAGCTCGAGACCTAGATCTTTCGGGGAAAGATCGCACCTAGGATAGGTTAGGAAGAGTTGCTTGGAAGAAATTCGGAACCTGGAGCCGTCGGATGAGGATCCAAGGGTGTCTTGGTCCTGAGACATCTTGGTGTCACTGGAACCTGCTCTAGGGGCTCAAAAACTCTCTACTACCTTGCTCGGCGCCGGTGTCACCCCCCGGTGCCCCTCTTTTATATGGGCCGGGCCGGCTTGTTGCGGGGGCGAGCATGATTAATATTACCGCTCGCCCCCACCAGGCCGCTGGTGAGGCCCATTAGGACGGCCCGTCCCCACTCCAAAGGTGACGCCTTTGGGGCAGATCGCACCTTGGGTGCTAGGGTGCACCATCGCTTTGGTGCTTTCGGTGCGGTGCCCTTTGCTTTGTCTATAAGAGGGGAGGCCGCAGTGGCTCTCCCTCACAAAAGCAAAGGTAAGGTTTTATGTTTTGATCCATAGTGCG